TCTACCTGGAACATCACTGATCAGCTTCGTTAAGCGTGCCGTCCATCTGCAACTCGGCTTCCCAGGTGATCACGTCGTCCACCGGGTCTGACTCTTTGTATGAGGAGATGACCACGTTCACAATGGACTGCGGCTTACCGCCTCCCGTCCCCTCTGGACGAAAGATGAACTGTACCGGGTCACCGATTGCCTTGAGTGGCTTGATGATCGCTCGTGGACCGGCCACGCCATCATCATGAATCCCACCGATGGTGATGGTCCCATCCCCGAGGCCGGCCTTGTACCGCTTGCGGGAGTTGCCGTACGTCGTAACGTCGTGCGTGTCCGTGGTGTCCGTGAAATCCGTGGACTTCGTATAGGTAGACAGGTTCGAGCCGTTGAGGCTGATAAACGTGTCCTTGCCGTGAATAAAGGTCATTGTGGACGCTCCCTACTCAGGCACTCGCGCCGATGATGATGATCTGGTAGTTGACCGACGACCCCGCGGCAGCGTTGGCCACCTTGAGTAGGTCCGTGGCCCCGGCCGCGCACACGTATCCGGTAGCGTCGGCTTTGCCCGACCCAACCATGGCATAGGCCCCCGGCCGAAGCGTGAGTGTCCCGGTGGCTCCCAGCAGTGCGGCCCAAGCGTTAGAGGCCGCCCCTCCTACGATCACGTTGTTAACGTTGGCATCCAACGCCTGTAGGTATATGCACTTGACCCGTACGGGGCTGAACACGTCACCGAAGTCGTCGGTCTGGACACCCACCATGTCCAGGTCTTCGGAAGTCGACGCGGCCAACGTCCTTTCGTCGTACCACAGCTTATCTGCCTGCCCGGCCGCGACACCGCTGAGCATTTCAACTCGCTTGAAGAAATCCAGGGCGGACGTCGGGATGTTTCCCAGGTCCTTACTCTTGCTCAGAGTCGCCTTGATAGCGACTTCCAGTGCGGTCACGAGAGCCATTGTGTTGTGCTCCTTACCTTCCCGATCCTTTGACGGCAAACGTGAACCGGGCCGCCAGGTAGATCACTGCGAAGAGCGTGACCGGCTCATAGCGGATACGCTCTACCGTGACCACGTCGCAAGTCTTGTACCGGGCCGACTGTGCGGCCTCAATGATGGAGTTGTCCCCAGAACCGTTGCTGTACTTGGAAACCGTCTCCACGGCCCCTTCGGCATCGGCCAGGCTGGCTATCAGGTAACCGTCCAATGTGTACTCAGACATCCCCCTGGCATACGTGGCCATAGGGTTGATCTCTTCGGGCAGCATCATCAGGAACGCCGGGGGAGTGATTCGCTTGGCCGCGAACCAGTAAGACTGGCTACCGAGGTCCGTGCGCTCGCCAACCACGGAGGCCAATTCTTTCATTACAGCTGCAAGGTTCATCGGGCCCACGCCTTCCGTGCGTAGTCCCGAACCATGACCGCCACATCCGGATCAGCCTTGGCCAGCAGACGAATTTCGCTACCGTTGTCCGGTGACCCGGCCACGCCAAAGGGTGCGTCCCGCCGAGCCGCGAACCTACTTCCCTGCAACTTGGTAGCGTCCACAATGGTGCTCGGCACGGCCAGCCAGCCCCAGGTATCCAAAGTCAGCCGGAAGCCGGCCAGCCGGCCGTCCACCCCCGTGGACACGGCCGGGCGCAAGTAAAACCCTCGCCACGGCCTGGCGCCTTTCTCAGCGTTCAGCGGGTACTTGATCACCTTGGTTGGATCGATGGTCGTCGAATACGCCCCGTCGGCCGCTGAATCGAACGCGATAACCAAGCCTGCCTCGGTCATGTAGTCGTCCGTCTCAACTAGCCACATACCTTTACTGCCGGCCCAACGGGCCCGGTAGACGCGGGATTCCGGGGCGTCGGTCTTACCGAACTGTCGACCGGTAGCCCGATCTACGGCCCTGGAAGCGGACGCACACGTCGGACCCAGGTCGCCCGAAACCGAGTCACCGCCGGCCCGGATGTACCCGGCCAGTTGGTTCGGCGTGATGTAGTCCGGCTTCCAGGCCATGGTTCAGACCCTTTCCGGCCAGTGCCAGCAGCCCGCATCGTCGCCTTCCGGGGGACAGTTCAACCAGAACTCGTCTTCTCCGTCCAGCAACACCTTTCCGTTGATCAAGTCATTCGAACCAACGGCGACAATGACCATCGCGTAGCACTGGTCAATCTGGACGTCGTTTGCTTTGGGCCAACCGTCCGTGAACTTCGTACGGCGCCGGGCCGCGGCACGCTTGGCCTCTATGTGGTCCGTATCCATCTCGGTCAGCCGGTAATGCACGATCCGGCCAACGCTCGGCCGCGGACCAGACTCCGAGGTCGGGAGAGTCTGGTCCGCCCGCTCCGGCTTGGTAGCCGGAGTCTCGAACGGGTTAGTGGTACCCGTCTGCTTGCGGGCCGGCATCAGTAACCGCTACCAATCCGGGCCAGGGCGATGGACATGGACGTGGTGGCCGACCACGTGATGGCCTGATTAGGGCCGTTGATTCCCGTGTTCGGTACGGGAATCACCGCCGTCTTACCCGCGGCCACCGTGACCGCGGCCTGGGACCCGATAGTGACGTCATGCGACGCCGCATCGCCGTTGCGCACCACCGCAACCACGGCGTGCAAGTCGTAGCCACCCATGGACTTGGTGCCACTGTTCGCCGGGACGGTCTGGGAGGCCGCGGCGTTGGTGAAAGCCAGGTCTGCCAGACCTCCGGCAACCACGTCCTGTACTGCGATATCAGCCATTGTTCTTGTCTCCCTTGAGGTTCAAGGCCCGTTGGCGGATCAGGAGGCCGTGTGCCGGATGCCGAGCAAGCCGACGGGGCGCAGTACGCGGCACGCGAAGTAGCCGAACAGCGCAAGATCGATGTTCGCCGGGCCGTTCTTTTCCTCGAACCGGAACATCAGCGTGGGCGATTCCCAGCACCACACGTCCGGACGGGCACCTGCGATGATGTCCGCGTCGCCAGCGGCATTGCCGGTCATAGACCAGGCCGGTTCGTAGACCTGACCGTCCACAAGGTAGCCGGCCTGATTCGGCCGTGAGGTGCCCACAGAGTTCTGCGCACCGACGTAGGGGAGTAGTGGCCGGCCAGTGGTGTCCACGGCCGTGGCAAACGACTGCGTGCCTTCCATCGACATGTAGGCGAAATCGAGTGCGGCGAAGCGCCTGAACGGGTACACCGCGGTTGCCGAGCGCACGCCGGCCAGTAGCTCGTCACCCTGGCCGGTCGTTGTGGACACCTGGGCGCCTGACGGAACGAATCCCGAGGTGATCACACCGCCGACGCCGTTGACCCCATTCACTTCGGTATAGACCTTGGCCTCAGTCAGCTGGCTGTACTTCTCCGCCATGGCCTGGGTTGCGATCGCGTCAACGGCGGGGTTCGCCGAGTCCGCCATTTCCCGGGTGATTTGGTACGTACCCGATACGGCGCCCGGCGTCACGGTCACCGTGCCGATAACCAGGCTGCCTTGACTCGGATTGGTGCCTTCCACGTGGTCGGCCGCTTCACCCGTGCTGGACACGTACGCCGGGATGTTGAACGGTGTTGCGTCCGAGATGGTGCCGCGGCTAATGCCGTTGACCATCGGGCGGCCCTTGATCAGCTGGGTAACGTAGAGGTCTGGCCGGAAGCCCGGCGGGATCAGCCCCGACGTGTTGCCAGTGTTGACCGCGAACGCCACCGGATCTTCGGCCATGGCCTCTTTGGCCGTGTCCGCGGTCTGCTTTTGAAACTTGGCGATCCGTTCGCGCGCTTCGTGATCGCCCTCGGTGCGAGATTTCCAGGCGTCCCGAACGAACGACGGACCCGAACCGTTCATCGAGTACACCGGGGCCTCACGGACCACCGTGGCGCGGCCGGCGGGCACCGTCGGGCGGCCCTGCGGCTGCGGCAGGGCCTCAATCACCGGCTTGAGGGCATCCGTGATGGCCTTGGCCAGCGACGCGGTCATGCCGTCGGTCAGGTGCTTGGCAAAAGCCGGGGCATCAAACGTGCCCGGGTTGTTCGCCGATGGCGTGATCTGCGTTGCGGTCGCAACGCCGCCGCCAGTTGGGCACGCCACGCCAGGCGCGTGCTGGTTACCACACGAAGCGCATGGCATGGTGGTTCCACCTTTCTTTGAAGCCGCAACGGAAAGGACCCGTGCGTCATCGAATGCGGGAATCGCTGTCAGAGCGACTTTCCGCAGGGTTGCCGAGTGCACGAGTCGCACCCGTTCGTCTTGGGGGTCGGCGGTCCAGCCGTCGGCCTCACCATCGAACGTGATCCAGACCGATAGCCCGTCATACACGCCGTCTTCGGCCAGGCTCAGGGCATCGTCACCCCGGGTCCCCCGGGCCACCTTGAACTTGGCCACCAGGCCAAGATCTGGATTGTCCGTAAAGGACTCAGCCCGACCGAACTCGGTGCCGTGGCCGTGGTCCATATCCAGCTTCACGCGGCTGGTCTCTGACCAGTGC